GAATAATATGGAATGGTTTGAAAATAAAACTACACAACTAATAGCTTTAGTTAGTATCGTTGCAACCCTAGCAGGGTTTGGATATACTGGTGCTACTTATGTAAATAGATTAGAGAATCTTGAAGCAGAAATAGGTGGGATTGGAGATACAGAAGACGCTCAAAAAATTATTGAAGAAAGATTTGTAGCAATAGAAACATCTGTAAATTATTTAGAAAAGCAAATTGATGGGATTGTTATTCCTGATAACAGTTCTGATATTGTGAGTCTCAAGACAGAAGTAGCCACACTCAAAGCTGATGTAGCTACACTGAAAGATGAAAACAAGAATCCTTTAGCTCAGTAACTATTGTATTCTACAATTCAAGTCTGCTTCTATTTTATTATGTATGGCATCTAGTTCTGAGGATGCCTTACGTAACGTAGTCTTTAAAGTATTAAACAGGATAGGGTTAAATCGTTCCTCGATTTGATCTATGTCACTGATACTACGTTCACTGTATACTTTTCCTTTTTGATCTATTACTAATTTGTAGCTAATCAATGTGGCTTCATTCTTTTTCATTTTGCAATTCCGTAAAAGTTAAACTTCCATGATTTCCTCTTAGCCCTGCTTTCATGTATGACGTTGCCTTACCTTCAAAAAAGTTTTGATGTTCGACACCTATCACTTCGTCAATCCACTCCAAAGGATTGTCTTTTTGTTTAAAGTTTGGTTTTAATCCCAACTGTAATAATCTTCTATCAGCTATGTATCTGTTGTATGCATACATTTCATCTTTAGTAAGTCCTTCAAGATTACCCATCTCAAATACTAAATCAAGAAACTTATCTTCTAATTCTACCATTTTCCTACAGATATCGTACAATTCTTTTTTTAGATCGTCAGTCCATATGTCCGGATTCTCTTTAACAAACTCTCTAAATAGTTTAGTCATAGCTTCAACATGTAAGGACTCATCACGTATAGAGTACGTAACAATTTGACCCATCCCTTTCATCTTACCATATCTCGGAAAGTTTAACAAGATTGCAAAGCTACTAAATAACTGTAGTCCTTCTGTGAATGCAGAGTAGACTGCCAAAGCTTTAGCTATCTCTCGTTTGTTTTTTCTTGTAGGTTTAAAGTCTAAAAGATATTCATGTTTGTTAGCCATCTCTTCATACTCTGCAAATGCTTTGTACTCTTTGTCAGGCATACCAATTGTTTCTAGTAGCTGACTGTAAGCTACCTGATGGATACCTTCCATGTTTGCAAAAGACGACATCATTAACTGTGCTTCTGGTTTTCTAAACAATTTCATATACTTATGAATGTAAGCTGCACCAACATCTACATCTGACTGTGTGAACAATCTAAATATCTGCTTAACCAAATTGCGTTCTTCATCTGTCAGGTGGTTGTTCCAATCTTTTACATCTGTGTTGAGAGGTACATCGTTTGGTATCCAATGCATCTGTTGTTGTAAATCCCAGTAGTCAAACATCCAAGGATGCTCGAAAGGTTTAAAATAATTTTGTGTTCCTAATAAGCTCATCTATTCTCCATTTTTATAACTAGCATATTGTGCTAGTAGCCATTTATTATATTGTTTCATGTACTCATCTTGACTTAGGGTAGTCGAACCAAAGGATGAATTTTCATCACAGTAATCTAACCACATCCTAGTACAAAACTGACGGAATGTGTCGTTTCCCATTTAAAACTCCTTAACTAATAAATCAAGTTTTTCTTGAGCATTAGCCATTCTGTCTAGTAAAACATCCATTGATTCAATTACGTGAGGATGCTCAGCTACACCTACACTCAATTGAAAATAAGTATCTAACTCTGTTTTAGCAATAGCTATTTCAGCTTCATACTTTTTTTGAAGGGCATCAAATCTACCTTCATACATACTATCAAATTTATCTTCGTTCATATTATCCCTCACAACTTATACATTCTGTATCTTCTAAATTAATTCTTGGTATTCTTACGTTTACATTCTCAGCAGACTTAGCAGCATCTGATCTCAAGTAGTACAATGATTTTAAATTATACATAGCATACCAATGTACATCATTTAAGTATTGTAAGAATTCATCGTGTACTTCTTGAGGTTCTGTAGCTTTAGGTGGTACGAAGAAAAGATTAACACTTTGACTTTGACAAATGTATTCTTGTCTAATCTTTGCATGTTCTACTAAATGTAATTGATTTATTTCATCTGCTGTTTTAAATATTTCTTTTTCTTCTTTATTAAATATTTTAATATTTTGTATAGAACCTCTTTCGTTTGAAATATCTTTCCAAACCTTTTCTCTTTCTTCAACATTCAATCCTTTCTTTTTAAGAAGCTTTTCTAAATATTTATTCTTTACTTTGTAATTACCCGATAGAGTTTTGTGCGTATATACGTTAGCACGATATGGTTCAATACTAGGGGAAGTGCCACCACATATAATACTACTACTGGCATTAGGAGCAACAGCCAAGAGATGAGAGTTACGCTTATTGCTACCGTGTACATCAGGAGCTTCACCACGCATCTCCGCAAGTATTGTAGTAGCATGGACAGCTTTGGATTTAATATCAGAAAAGATTGTGTTATTGATCCCAGTTTGTTGTAACCCGTTAAAAGATAATCCTTTACTTTGGAGATAGGAGTGGAATCCCATTGCACCCAATCCAATTGATCGTTCCCTGTAAGCTGAGTATGCTGCCTTGACCAAACCTTCTTTACCTTCTTTAACATAATTTTTAAACCTCTTATAATTTGCAGTGTAACCACCTAATTTTTCTGTATGTACTATCTCTCCAATAAAATGCTCAAGAACATTGTCAAGCATTGTTACTAAATCTTTAATAAACTTTTCATCATTTTTCCATGCATCATAGTATTCTAAATTTACACTAGACAAACAACAAACAGCAGTTCGTTCTTCATTGGTAGGTAAAGTTATTTCAGAACACAGATTACTTTGTTTGATCTGTAGTCCTAAATCTTTCTGTCCTTTAGGTAGAGCTTCATTACATGTATCTATATTAATTAGATAAGGCTCACCAGTCTCTGCTCTAGTCTCAAGTAAACGCATCCATAACTCTCGAGCACTAATAACTTTAGTAGGCTCGTTAGTCTTAGGGTCTATCAGTCTCCACTCATCGTCAGTCTTAACAGCTTCTAAGAATTCATTAGTTATGTTGACTGCGTTGTGTAAGTTAAGATTCTTTCTATTGATATCACCACCTGATGATTTACGCATGTTAATAAACTCTTCTATTTCCGGGTGAGATATATCAGAGTAGGCTGCATAACTTCCTCGTCTTGTAGTGCCTTGATTGAAGGCAAGCATCTGAGAGTCTACGACATGCATAAATGGGATTGATCCAGTAGAACGAGAACCGTTGCCAGTTGACACCCCATCACTCCTAACATCTCCCCAATATCCACCGATACCTCCACCTGAACTTGCGAGCCATATGTTTTCATCATAGTGATCAGAAAGACCAACCCTCGAATCAGGTACGTAATTGAGAAAGCAGCTAATAGGTAAGCCACGAGTTGTTCCCCCGTTACTAAGTATAGGAGTACTAAACATAAACCAATGATCGGATGCATAATTATATAACCTCTGTGCTAAACTAAAATTTATATGTCCTTTGTATGTAGCTCCAAATACTGCAGCTCTTGCGAAGGCTTCTTGTGGGCTTTGTTCGTTTTCCCAATAATATCTATCTTGTAATGTATCAATACTAAATTTATCTAATTTTTTATCTTTGCTGTAATCTATTTGAATACCTAAATATTCTTTAATCATCGTCCGTGTCTCCTAAATGCATAGCTATTATAGCGTAATGAATAATCTTTAGCAAGTCTCTTTGATTCTTACCATCCTTCTTACCATAACGCATAGCATACTTCATTATATTTCCTACACAAAAACCTTCTCCATGCCCTGCATCAATAATCATATCTGTTGCTTGGTATTTAGAGTGAGCATAGTGTTGCTCATAAGTTGCATCGATATAGTGTTTAATTTGTTTTATCGTTTGTTCTTCGTTAAATTTATATTCCATTCTATCTCCTTAATGTATTGTAGCATCTAACGGTATGCCATGTAATCTTTCATCAATTTTTATACTAAGTAACTCTTCAAGTCTCATCAATACTTCTAACTCTATATCGTTAGCAGTACTTCCTTGAAAGATTGAACCACCTACAATAAAGAGCAAGTCTTCTAATTTTAATTCATCTAAATTAACTTCAGCCATGACTACTCAATAATTCATCTAATGTAATGTTAAGATTCTTCTTTACTCTTTTTTCTACCCACTTGTGATTCATAAACGAATGGTGAAGTGTGTATCCTTTGTAATAATATTCTTGATCAGGTAAAGCTTGAGCTAAAGTTTGAGGTGTTACTTTGTCAGCATCCTCAGTCAATAAACTATTAATCCATTGTACCTGAAGTTTCTCTGCTTGTCTACGTACTAATTTACTTTTCTTGCCATTCATGGGTTATCTCCCGAACTCTAGGTTCAGTAACTACGTCTGTGAAAAAGACAGGACCTCTCGCATAATCAAAGATACGAAGTCCTTGTCCGTGATTAGATTCCGAGTGGCATTCTACTTTGTGAGGACACCATGTACATTCTCTCGGAAGTTTGAAGTTGCCCTGAGTACCATCTGCTATCGGTTGATAACATAACTCAGGAGGTTCAGGCTTTTTTAGAGTTGCCTTCAACCCTTTAATTTTAGACTTTATATCAGGTTTGTCAAGCTC